GGATCGTAAGATGCTCGTGGAGGGCATCCAGCGCATGAAACAGGATGCGCCCCTCTTTGCCTCCGTGAATCTGGAGCGTGTTCTCACCAACGTTTCTGTGAGTTTTCGACTGGGCGCAGACAAGAAGACGGACCTCACGCCCCTCTATGTCATTGCGGGAATTGACCGCCTCATCCAGCGCACACAGACGAAGCATGCGCTGTGGGCGGCTCTTCTACGCTACTATCTGTCGCCACACAAGATTATCGTGAAGGAGCGCTTCACGAAGAAGGCATTTGACACGGCCTGTGAGATGATTCTTGTGAAGAACTGGCAGAGCTGGGTACAGCCTGGTGAGCAGGTGGGAATCATTGCGGCCCAGAGCATCGGCGAACCGAGCACTCAAATGAGTGAAGTGGGTAGCACCATTATACACGTCATAAACGTAAAAACCGGTGAAAATTACTGTGGTCCGATTTCCGGATTTATTGACCCTCTCATTGGCCCCACGAATCCCGATGTAAGCAGTGTGCTACGAACGGAGTTGGACACGTATCGTATTGTGGGTGTCAGCCAGGATGAGAAGGTTTCCTGGATGCCGATTAGCGAAGTGAGTCGCCACCCAGCGAATGGGGGTCTCGTGAGAGTGACGACTCGCTCTGGCCGCAAAAACACGGCAACCCTTTCCCATTCGTTCCTGCATCGCACCGAAAAGGGTGTGGAGGCTATTCGTGGCTCGGAGTTGCGCATTGGAACACGCATCCCCATTGCGAACCATATTCCAGAGAGTCCTGGAGCCCTCACGACAGTCGGCCCATTCCAACTGACCAAGGCGTTCGGCTGGCTCTGTGGAATATATATGGCTGATGGCTCACTCTCTGGAAATAGCGTGAAGATATGCAAGATACATCCTGTGGTGGAGAAAAACATTCGGGAAATCGCAGCAATCTATGGATGGGACGTAGACGTATATAACTACGTGGGTGAGTATGGTCCTGGAAAGGATACGATTATCCGTAGTAAAGAGTTGAAGGATTTCCTAATGGCCCAGTTCAAGACCGGCTCCTATGAGAAGACCCTTGGTGCGGACATCTTCTCGTACAGCCGTGAGTTCCAGTATGGTCTCCTCAGTGGCTACTTTGACGGCGACGGCAACGTGAGCGCCGAGCGCCACCTGATTCGTGTGGGAAGCCGGAGCGAGAGCCTCATTCGGTCCGTGAACCGCCTACTCTCCTATTGCGGCATCTTCGGTGTCCTAGGCGAGGAGACGTCCGTTCGCATTCCTGGAAAGGTGATGCACACTATCAGTATTCTAAAGAAGTATGCGGCTCTCTTCAAGCAGCGCATCGGATTCAGCCTCCAAGAAAAGGCGGCGGCTCTTGACACCATCGTTACGTGGATGGAGCGGGACGGGAAGCACGATACGAAGGAAATGTATGACAAGATTCCGGCGCTAGGAGACTACATTGCGGCGCTCGGGAAATCTCTGAACATGCCTGGCCAGTCCCGCAACTACGGGCGCTGGGCCAAGAAGGAGAGTGTGGGTCGTCTCACTCTTCGGAAGTATATTGATGATTTCGCTAAGGCGGGGGCGACCAAGGCCGAGCTGGCGCCCCTCTTGAGCGCAGCCTATTCCGACGTGATCTGGGACGAAATCGTCGGCCTAGAATACCTGGAGGATCCGAAGGAGTTCGTGTACGACTTCACGGTGCCTGGGAACGATTCCTTCATGGTAGATGACTGTATTCTGGTACATAACACCCTGAATAGCGTGGACTGGGACACGAAGATTATGATTGCGAAGAACGGCCAAATCGTCTGCACCGATATTGGCGAGTTCGTGGACACGCACATGGCGGCCGTTAAGCCCGAGGCCATCCAGCGATTCCCTAATGACCAGCTTTACTTGGACCTCAAGGACGGGAATGACTGGCAGGCGATTTCCTGCGACGAGGACGGCCAGATGATGTGGACGAAGCTGGAGGCGGTCACACGCCACCCTGTCGTGAATGAGGACGGTACGAATACGATTCTGGAGGTCACGACGGCCTCTGGGCGCACCGTCAAGGGCACGAAGGGCAAGTCATTCTTGAACCTCGTGGACGGGAAGATTGTCGGTGTGAATGGATCCGACCTGAAGGTGGGCGATTGTCTGCCGATTGCGAACTCGCTCGCACTTGACCAGCTCAAGCAACTCCCTTTCCTCTCGTTGAGGGAGTATCTCCCTCCCACGGAGTGGCTATATGGCACGGATGTTCAGCTGGCACTCACTCAGCTACGTAGCCACGAGCGTCACTGGTTCCAGAAGAACAACGGCAACCTATTCACAATCCCCTACAGTCGCAGTGACGCGTTCCTGGACGCCTTTGAGGATGGCAACAACACTAACGCCGACAAGATTGTATCGGGTTATGTATATCATGCGCGCACCCGCCGCCCTGATGTGAGCCAAATCCCCGAGAAGATTGCGCTCACAGAGTCCTTCGGATTCTTCGTTGGCGCCTATCTCGCAGAGGGTTCCAGCAACGCAACGCAGGTGAATATCACGAATAACGACCCCGCCTATCTGGAGAGGGTCCAAGCACTCATGAAGGAGTGGAATGTCGGGACGCACGCCGTTTCCGAAGAGCGTGAGGCCATAAAGACGGGCATCAAGGGCACCACGACAAGCCTCGTGATTCACTCCACACTCCTTGCGACCCTCATGCAGCGTCTCTTCGGTCGTGTCAGCCACGAGAAGACGCTGCCTGACTGGGTCTTCCAGGCGCCCGACGAGTTCGTAGAGGGGCTCGTGGACGGATATGTGAGTGGGGACGGATCCGTGGAGAAGCGCACAGGCCACCTCCGTCTCTAAGGAACTCCTCGTCCGCTTCGGAACACTCTTTGCGAGATACGGAATCTTTAGCACGATATCCGAGAGGACGCCCGAACTCGGCGTCTTTGACTCTGTGCGCACGAACTACACAATGTACATTCCTGTCAAATACAGCGCGGTGTTCGCAAAGACCTTCCGCCTCAGCATCCAACACAAGCAGGACATTCTGGACCAGCATTTCATAAAGAATACGGCCGAGCGCAAGTGCCGGCGTGACACGACGGGCGAAGTCGTCTGGGACCCTATTACATCCATCAAAGAGGTTGTTCCGATCAAGAACCTCGTGTATGACTTGACCGTGGAGGGAACTCGGAACTTTATGACACATTCGTGTCATATAAATCGGGACACCTTCCATCTAGCCGGTGTGGCTGCAAAGTCCAACGTTACGAGAGGTGTACCGCGCCTCAAAGAGCTTCTAAAAGTGACGCAGAATCCGAAGGCAATTTCACTGACCGTCTATCTGAAGCCAGAATTCCGAGGGTCCAAGGACAAGGCGAGACAGGTTGCGCAGGACCTGGAGCTCACGCTCCTCAAGGATATTACCGTGAAGACAGCAATATACTTTGACCCAAAGGACGCCGAAACTGTTGTGGAGGAGGACGCTGATCTCATTGACTTCTACAAAGTATTTGAAAGGGACGCAGAGGAGGGGACAGAAACAAACTGGAGTGGCTGGTTACTCCGATTTGAGATGAACCGTGAGCGCATGTTCCGAAAGAATATTAGCATGGACGATGTCGCCTACGTTCTCCGTACTCGTTTCGGAGAATCATTGCATCTTATTTACAGCGACTACAATAGCGACAAGTTGATTATGCGCATACGCCTTCCCGAGCAAATGAAGAGTGGTCTAGATGATTTGACCGGTCTCAAGAAATTCCAGAATCGCATTCTAAATGGAATTGTGTTCCGTGGTGTTCCTGGAATTAAGTCTGTAACTTTCCGTGAGGACAAGGACATGTTGGAACTAGTTGACGGCTCCTATAAGGAGGTTCGCCAGTATGTCCTAGATACCGATGGGAGTAATTATATTCAAGTGATGAATCACCCCTACGTAGATGCAACGCGCCTTTCTAGTAGTCATGTACATGACATCTATGAAATTTTGGGTATAGAGGCCACACGCGCAGTGCTCTTGAACGAGATTACAACACTCTTTGAAGAGGCTGGGGTGAATAATAGACATCTTGGTCTTCTCTGTGATGTCATGACACGTGGTGGGCGGCTGATGCCTGCGGACCGTCACGGAATTAATAAGACGGATATTGGGCCACTGGCAAAAGCATCCTTTGAGGAGACGGAAAAGATTCTCTTGAATGCAGCTCTATTTGGTGAATTGGACCCGGTAACAGGAGTCTCTGCAAATATTATGACCGGCCAAGTCATTCGCGGAGGCACTGGATTCTTCAATGTACTCTTGGACGAGGGGGCATTTATGCGTCTACAAGAGGGTCTTGCGCCAGTAGAGGGATACGAAGAGGAGGGGGAGGGCCAACTCACCGAGGAGCAGTTAGAAAGGGCACTGTATGAGGATGAGAATGATATGTGCTCTTCTGCGCAATTGCGTATGAATGTGACTATGCCGAATGCTACGACGGCTGCAGATGAGCCTGATATTGAGGTGATGTTGGTAGGCGAGTAAAGTACCGCCAAGTACTTAATTGAAACATTTGACTCTGAGGGCTAAACATCTACTTGTATGATATGGTATGGACCAAATCATACAAGAAAAGCCTCCGTGGAAAACGGTAGAACATATACAAAGTCCAACATGGACCTTTGTATCTTTTCCTGAAATAATGTACTCTGAAAAATGGGTATCCAATGATAGCGCGAATATTCTTGCAGTAAAGGATAAAATAGAGGCATTGGATAAAGAAAAGATATGGGAACTTGCGAAAAAAATGGTGAACAAGTATGAACTCGTCTATACACACAATGACGAACGACTCCCCCCTTCTATAAGTCTTATTACACCACTTTCTCGCTCATTTTTTAAGATGGTGGAGATTTTACACGTGATGCAGTTTTTCAAAGATGCTCCCGCGAAGTTCGTTTCTGCGCATGTAGCGGAAGGTCCTGGTGGTTTTATTCAAGCACTTTATACTTTAACCGAAAATGAAAAAAAAAGGGTGAGCAACTCTATCGCAATGACGTTAAAGCCCACGAACCATCACATTCCAGGTTGGAAAAAAAGCTATAACTTCCTACTGCGTAATAAACAAGTGCATCTTCATTATGGGGTGGACGGGACGGGTGATATCTATAAGACCGAAAATCAGGCATCGTATATAGCAGAGGTGGGGAGGCTCGGTGGAGCGCACATATTTACTGCAGACGGTGGATTTGATTTTAGTAACGATTATACTCTACAGGAAATGCAAATATTTCATCTCTTATTATCTTCTATAACGATTGGTCTGCGCGTTCTTCGTACAGGGGGATTTTTTGTATTGAAAATGTTTGACTGTGCGGCACCTCATACGAAACTTCTTGTCTTGCTTTTATCCCGTTGTTTTAAGGGATGGACTCTATACAAGCCCGCAATGACGCGACCATGTAATTCAGAGCGCTACTTTTTGGGAATGGGTCTAAGAGCCAATGTCAACAGTGGAAACAGTATAAAACTAATTACGGAGGCTCTTATACATATGGAACAACAGGCCGCAAAGGGTCTATTTCCGTCGGCCGAGTTGGCCTCCATTTTTACGCCAACTGAATTAGCCTACTTAGAGGAGCACAATAGAGTTGCTGTGGACTTACAGGTTCGGTACATTCAAAACGCTATTTTTTTGGCAAAAAATCCCAATGTCTGGAAGACGGAATGCTACGAAGAGGTCCTAAATAAATCGTATGAGTGGTGCGAATTTTTCGGGGTTTATGCAAAACCTAGAATCCGCATCTAATCCTTTTTTCCGTACTTCTCATACAGTCTTTTCCCCACGACGACTGAGGCCTCGTGCTGCGACAGGTTTCCCTTGTCCATATGCTGTAACATGGCCAACATCGTATTCAAATTACTCTGGTCATAGCCCTCTACTGCAGTGAGCATCTCAAAAAGGTTCTTGTACTGCTCGTAGAATTCTGGTAGGAGTTGCTTAATTTCTTCTACGGACCGATTCTGATTCCGATATTTTTCCACACAGGCTATCATTTTTCGAATGTATTCCACTCGCTCTTTTGCATTGAACGTATGTACTTCCGTTTTTGCGCGCTCTACAGCACTCTGAACGCTCTCTTTATCAAGACCAGGAGGACGATTTTGCATTCTACCATAAAATGTCGTTTTTACTGGCAAATTTATACGCTTCGCATAATAGATGGAAGGTGGGAAAAAAACAAAGACGATTATGCCGGATATACCAGAAAAAGTAGCGCGAGTTCGTTCTATTATAGGATCTGTTAAACAAATAATAATTAATAAAACCGAAACGTATAACGACAATGATGATGATGTACAGAACATAAATATTTTAAGAGGTGTTTTACAGCGTATAAAACAGTTTGGAATCAGTTTAAATATGATTTTAAGTGATAAAACAAATATAAATATAAAAGGTGTTAACGATGTGTATTTGTACTTTTTAAAAAATTCAATTGATTTAACAAAACTTTCGGATGAGGAGCGTAGTCTCTGTGAATATTATGTGAAATTGGACGTATTTATGTATCCATATAGTATACAAGTTGGACACATTAATTCTCAAGACTAAATAGAAATGCCTGATTGTAGACCCGGATATGTAGAAAAATCAAATTGGTTTGGCTTTCATACGAAATGTGTTCCCTCTTCTAGAAAACGTCCTAGAAAATCGTCACACTCTACTAAAAAAAATCACAATCGAGTCTATATACCCTCTATAAAAAGTTTGGCAAGACAGGCATGTCCTTCCGGCATGATTGAACGTAAGGGGTATAAACGTAAATACAGAGGAAGTATTCGCAGAAAGGGGTTTACGGTAAAACGTTCCGGAACAACTTATCGCGTTTATCCAAAGGCTCAATCCGCAACTATTGGCGCAACTTGCGTCAAAGAAAGTGGAAAGGAAAAGGGTGTACCAAAATCGATTGGTCCTCTGCGGAAAGGGGAATTGTCAAAATACGGTTATTCATTTAGGGATTCTAGCGATAAACGCCATACCGCTCTAAATAAGGCAATCAAGTCATACGGAGCCCTAGGTGTATTCCGTAAGTTGGATGCTGTTTTTAAACTATCCGAGAGTAAGGTTCCCCATGTTGCAGAAGTATTTAAGCGCGATCGTAATTGGGTTTATGAAAAATACAAAGTAGTTCAAAACGTAATTCAAAAACGCTAGAGTTATATCTTTTTATATTATAGAATCTAATGAAGTATTCTGTTGTCATTACTGGTTTAGCTCTACTTGTTGTTGCTAATGTTTTGATGGCCTATCGGTATTCTAGGCGTGAATATTTTCAGGCTACCCCAAATATGAAACCAAATCTTCCTACGCATGCCGCAATGACACAGGCCACTTCGGGTGGACAGGTGCGGGGAAATCTACAGATGGGTGAGGTGACGGCTCCGAACACTTCTACGCTCAAAGAGGGATTCAATACATTTCTTTTGTCAAACGCAGGCGGCGCGAAGGACAAGTATGAAGCTATTGGAAATTACGATGGTGTAGTGCTTTCTACGGGGAATAATGTTTCTACTTGGAGATACACTGCGCCCAATGAGAAATTGCTGGGCGACGAATTTGTTCCCGGCGACGATAACCTTTTTCTCTTCAAAAATAACCAGTGTAAGCCCGAATGCTGTGGGGCGAGTTTTAGTTGCGGTGGTGGATGCGTCTGCACGACGCCCCAGCAGAGACAATACTTGGCGAGTCGGGGTGGAAATCAAACGGCGCCAGGAGACAACCCTTGAACGGATGTGGGTGGCTCAATACGACCGGAGTATAACACGAGATTTCCTAAGTTTGAGAAAATGTGACACAGCATATGAAGGTACACCGACGACCACCTGTCGCCGTTCCAATATTTCACAGTGGCAAAATAATACGCAAAAATTCCGATTACCCATAGGATAAGACAATGGTTTATGAACTGTGCGTTGTATGCAACGTAGATTTGATAAACCATCATGCTTTTTACGGTTATCATATCGAAATAACGTCTCCATGAATAATCAGGTTTACGCCAATAATTAATGGAAGTCAGAAATACCATGCTTGGTACAATAATCAGTACGTAGTGTTTACGGTAGAGCGCATAGGCAATTGAAATCAAGATAGTATACGAGCTTTTGTACAACACCATGTATTGTGGTTCATCTAAAATTGTTTCCATCTCGTTATATACTTTATACAGGAATCACTTTAGACCAATGCCTACCGTGATGTCCATAAGTTAAGCACCCCACAAGGGTGTAGCTAACTTTGGCACATACCGGTACATCATGTAAGATGTGTGTATTATTTTCCCAAAAACCCATAGTATGAAAATATGTATCATTGGAGCAGGCGCATCCGGTATTCTTTTGAGTCTCCTTCTTCATCAGTTCGGAGTCGCAACACATGATTTCTGTATTATTGACCCACAATTTGACGGCGGCGATCTTCAGCGTAAATGGGCTAATGTCATCTCCAATACGCCCTGGTCGGCCACAACAGATGCTTTTCGACGCTGTTTGCCTTCTCTAGAACTCCCTGCGTGGGCAAAAGATTTGCGACCAGAGCAGCCGACACCTCTGCGCATCATTGCAAAATTATTGCGAGAACTTTTTCTCTCTCTCAAATTCCAAACAGTACGCGGTACGGTTGAAAAAGCCGTATGGAAACCGGAAAATGAGGGCTGGACACTATATGTACAATCCGGCATAGGTATTTCAGAATTGAATTGTCAGCGAGTACTTTTTGCGCAGGGGTCTATTCCGAAACAATATGATATTCCAATTCCGTCTATACCCCTAGAGGCTGCTCTTGACTCTGAACGCCTGAAAACGTATGTCAGACCCTCTGACCGCGTCATTGTGTTTGGAACAAATCATAGCGGAATACTCGTTCTCAAAAATCTTTCTTACGTGGGTCTGAAAGATATTGTAGGCGTCTATAAAAAATCGGGGCCGTTTATATGGGCCAGAGATGGTGAATACAATGGCCTAAAAATGGACGGCGCGACAATTGCGGACTCCATTGTTGCCGGAGAATATCCGTTCGTTCGCCTCATATCGTACAATGACGTTTCAGAAATGGTCAAGGCTTCCCGTCATGCCACATGGGTGATATACGCAACAGGATTTGTTATTCATCGTTCCGTTCGTGTTGTCGTTGGCTCTGACGATGTATCTATGGCGGAATACGATGCAAATACAGGGGTATTAAAGGGTGCTCCGAATGCATGGGGATTTGGAATTGCATACCCGAGTCAGGCTCCCGATGGAGTCCATTTTGACGTTGGAATTTCCTCGTTTCTAGAGCATTTTTATAGGCAAATTCCAACCATCATGGCTCATTTGTAATCTTAATGATACATAGAATGAGTTCGATGTTTAATTCGACAAATACTCTTACAGCAGCCGCCAATTCGGTTGCAAAGACAGCAAATTCTTTTTCCAGTACACTCACTACGGCAGTAAATTCTGCTCTGGGTAAAATGAATTCCGCAGTAAATTCTGCGATAACTTCAACATCCACCGCAGTAAATTCCGCAGCATCTACAGTGGCCTCAAGTGTACCGTCTGCAAATTCACTGATGTCCTTTAATAATAGTGGTAAAAATTCCGGTAATTCCGGTAATTCCGGTAATTCCGGCGCAAACAATTTCAAAAATATTTTTAATAATAGTGGAGCAAATAATTCACGAAAGAATGCAAACTTCCCCTCGACGGTAAACTCCTCGACTGCTGCATCATCAGGCATATCAGCTTATGGAATTTTTTTTGGAGTTTTACTATTCCTTATAGCGACATTTTTAATGGGCATGTTCATATTTAAAGATGAATTCGACATTGCGTGGAACTATCTCGTTGTATCTTTCCGGAAATTTTTTAACATGGATGCCCCAACAAATGAGCCGCCAATAAGTCCAGAAGAAAAAAAAGAAAAGGATGTGACGGATGCGCCACCCTCTTCTATTGAAATGGCCGCTGAGAATAAATCTACAGACCTTCTCAAAAAAATACTCCCTATGGGTTCTAAAGAGGTATTCAACGTGAGTGTAAATGACTATACATATTACGACGCCGAGCCGCTATGTCTTGCTCTTGGGGCAGAACTGGCAAATTATGAACAGGTCAAAGAGTCATGGAACAAGGGCGCCGACTGGTGTAATTATGGATGGACAAAGGGGCAGCTCGCAATTTATCCCACACAAAAAGAAACATGGAATAAACTCCAGCACGGCCCACCTGACCAGAAAGGCGCATGTGGACGACCAGGAGTGAATGGGGGCTACTTTGACAATCCCGAAATGCGATTTGGTGTGAATTGTTACGGTATGAAACCCGACCAGTCCGCAAACGATGAGCGCCTTCTCATGGAGAATGGTACGATTCCTAGAACTGCCTCTACACTCAAAATGGACAAGCAGATACAGGATATCAAAAACAATCTGGATACAATCGGTATTCTTCCCTTCAATTCTGAAAAATGGTCAGCTTAAACAGTCATTATTTCCTATATCCACCCCATCCTACGGCCTCCTCCAAATAGACATCCCCCCGTCGCTCATCAGCCATATCATCATCCAACTCCTGGTGCATCCGGTAATACAACACCTCTGTTTGCGGAGAATTGTCCAAATCCAATTGTCTCCAAACAAACTCCTCTATGTCAATTTGTCGGTCGCGCCCCCTATAAAAGTTCGGATCTACGTCGCTCCAATGTGTCCACGTGGACCAGAACTCGGTCCACGCTTTACAATCAATAGTATCGTCAAAATGTATGCGGTCTTCGACTGCGTGCTCTGTGTTATAGGGGATATCTGTCCACACACTTTTAAATGTTGAGCGGTAATAATTTACATACATTCCTCTTGCGATATATGTATATACCTCTGACAGATTTATTCCAAATGTATATCCATGCGATTCTACAAAGGGTATCAACCCTTCTTTTACGAACCTATGGAGTACGATTTTACGGGGAACGTGTTCCATAGCCCACCAAACCGGCTCGTCCAACCATTTGCGAATACGATTCTCTAGAACAGACATACGAGATAGGGGCTCGCTCTACTTCTATATGAGATAGAGGGACGACTTTAAGAGGGTTTTACCGCCAAGTATTTAACTTCGGCACACGCCGGTATTCTGGAAAACTAGAGTGCAGACTTTATTTTACCCAATGACCCGCTTTAACTTCAGGCTGTGCTCCACAGTCCGATTATCCTTAATATATTTGACAATCTCCTTCGTCTCGTCCCGCCGCCCCGCCGCCGTAAAATAGGAATGGAGCATCTCCTCCAACGAGGTAAATGTGAGAGGTTGCGTTATCTTATCATCCACAACTACTAATTTCCCTCCTGAAATTTGAATCACGGCCTTCTCGTGATTCGCGTCCTTGAGTGTGCGAAGAATCTGCTGCTCGTACAGATCACGCTCCTTTCGTACTTTTGTTGCTTCCCGGTTAAAATTCGCAACGGCCATATCTGAACGCACCCAGCCCTGCACCAGACTCGCGAAATTTGTCAAATCGATCTGTGTGTTCGCCATATCTGCCTAAGTGTCCGTTTCTTTTTCTACTAGTTTCACGAAGGGTATTTCCACATTTGTCCGAAATTTGAAAATCATCACACACAGAGTAACAATGACTGATATGAGAAGTAGCATAAACATAACACATATGAGCATGACATAAGGAAAAATCTTATTAAATATATAACTCAAAATCGGGTCTAAAATCTTATTGCGAATTGCGAATTGTATATGCTCCTTTTCAAAAAATTTCGTCATTCTTTCGGCAACAATGTCACTCCATACGTTCTCTTTTGGAATTATTTTATGTGTCGGAGTGCTTGCCATTCCTAATCCATTACACAAAAATAAAGAAGCATATAAAGCGCTTTAAATATAATACAGGAAGGGATGGAATTTGAAAGCCCAATAAAAGAGGGCCCAATAACCTACACGATTCCAATACGAACTTCAGTATATATGGATGTGAAATATATTTCTGTCGTGAGTGACTCATATACTACACCACCATCCGATCTTTTTGAATTTACATCGTATATCGCTAACATTGCGTCTTTGTACGAAGAATATTCTAAAAAGTGGTTCAATCGTGAAATTTTGTCTATTTTCTTTATAAAGAATCTTGCATATGACTGGAATTATATGTCATATAAGTCACATATTAATCCCCCCAAATATGAGAGTGTACCGATTGAAATTCATCAAATTTGGTGTCCGGTCAAAATAACTGTTGAATTAAATAAATTCACAATATTTTGGCATTTAATAAATAATGATTATAAGAAGTCTTCTCCGGAAGATGTGTCCACAAAAAAGTCCGAGGAGGTTCCATATTCAAAAAATCAGATTATGATAGTTCTCAAAAAAACACCCCGATCCGAATATCATCGTAAAATCCGAAAAGCGCGTCTTGCTGTTCTTGCGACTCAACTTCGGCTTAATGAACTTCTTTTAAGTTACGTCGAAAAATACGGGGAAATTAATGATGCGTCGGACACGGAATCTGTTTTATCGTTTGATTTTGAGGACAAAAACTATTCCGGATCTTCATTATCTCCATAAAAAATACGCTCCGTCTATTACAGAAGCACTGATGTCTGGTTCCAAAGTTGGCAACCTTCCCCCCCTCTTTGTTTTAGCAGCCCTTGCTATTGCTGTAGTATCGGTAGCCTATTTACAACCTAACTTTTTTGCTGGCCGCCCCGAAGGATTTAACTCCACTTTATCTGCGGCCTCTAACAACTCAACTGCGGCTGGAGTGAATTCTATGCCCGGACTGACTCGCCAGAATGCAGTGAGCAATGCGCCTGCAGTAGTCCCGACTCCTAAAAGGGAGGGATTTGAAGACCAATCCGGTCCTGCAAATTTTGGAAACGCCGAGGCTCCTTCTGGCTGTTATCCCCGTGACCAACTAACTCCCGGTGAACTTCTTCCGAAGGACCCCAATAGTATTTGGGCTCAACAGAATCCGATGGGTACTGGCAGCCTGAAAGGGAAGAATTTTCTTTCTGCTGGGGCCCTTATTGGTGTAAACACGGTTGGACAAACTCTCCGGAATGCAAACTACCAACTGCGATCTGAGCCGGCGAACCCCCAAGTACCCGTGTCTGTTTTTAATGTTCCCACTATTGAACCGGATGTAAATCGTCGTTCATTGGAAATTGCTTAAGTTACATATCATTAAACATTAGAATATTAAAGTTTACCGCACTCTATGCGGTAAACTTTAATATTGAATCTACTTTATTAATATTCCAATAGATGACCGACCTAGCATCGTCGTTACATTATGCACTAAATAGCACAAAGCAGTTTTTAGGACTCAGTAAATATAATATGACGCTCGTGAAAAGTAATGTTGACGGCCAGACCTATAATGTGCGTGATATGCCTGATAAGCAGGAAGCGGCGGACCTTATGGCGCGCACACGACTCAAAATGAAGAAACTGAAAATTTACGTGGAAGAAAAATTTCCTGACAAGCCTCAGGTGAAACAACTTGCTAAAAATTTTGACGCAGATGCTCATAGGCTGGGGGAATCAACACCCGATGATGAATTCACAAGTTTTAGTGTAAATAAGGGGGAGTCTGTACATTTTTGCTTACGACAGCGAGAAAATTCGGACGAATCTCTGGTAAATGAAAATATCATTATGTTTGTTGCAATACACGAAATGGGTCATATTATCACGGCAACTGTTGGTCACGGACCCGACTTTTGGAACAATTTTGCATGGCTTCTTGAACAGGCGGAAACATTAGGAGTGTACTCTCCACAGAATTTTTCTGCGCACCCAGTTTCCTATTGTGGGATGAAAATTACAGATGAGCCAAAATATGACGCATCCAAAGATGCTAGCGACTTTTCAATTGGAAAGATATCAAAGTGACTCACGAATGCGCCATACTTAGCCTACTTTTCTACATGTAAAGATAGGGGTCGCCATGACAACAGACATAAAATCGTTTCTACAGTCTTTATTGGATCCACAGCCAGTTGATTCATTTTTTTCAAAAAGTATCCCATCAGGTATATTGACCATAGAAGTTTTAGACACTCCCGGTGAACAACTAAAACGAATCACTTTAGAGGATATTTATCCATTTTCCACATTACTCGATATAAAACTTGCGATTTATAATAAATATAAACGCTCTGATAATGCGCACCCTAATTTTGTATTTTTGGGACGTGTGCGCACGGAAGAAACACCAACACAGCAAATTGAACCCGTAGATTATAATTGGTCAATCTCTATCACTCCGTCTAAAAATGTATTGTTAAATGACCCCATAGATTCTATTTTGAAAAAAGTTCCCGTAGATTCAAATTTTGTAGATTCTGTTGGCAATCGTAAAGAAGTTCGGCGAACAAATATGGAACGCACAACATTTGAGGAGAAATTCTCCTTAAGTGGTGAACCAAATTCTCTTCCAAAACTACGCGCATATTTTTATACGGCTTTGGAACAAATGATACCTGGCCAACGCCCTATAGGGGAAATTGACTGGAATGGTCGCCTTTATCCATATTTTCCAACACTATCAGTATCATCGCGCGTAATTACAGAGGCACAGAAGAATCAGGCGAAAAAAATTGCTGATAACTTCATTGTGCGATCCTTATTTTTTAAGCGTTTGGAGACAATAATAACTACTAGTCAAACAATAAAAGCGCCTTCAATTTCTGCAATACAATTTCTTCTTTTAAGTTTTACAAAACCCGTAAAAATTCCTGGCGTAGAAGTACTCTTCTATAAAATCCATGTGGACCAGCGAAAACCCTATATGCGTCTGATTCCGGTTCAAAATACACCTATTAGCAAAATTCACATGTTACCAAACAACGAACCGAATCTAGAGGACCCACGTTTACTTTACAGTTGGTCTCAGGAAAAAAACCCCACACCTGAGCGCGATTTTCTCATGGTGAAAATACTTCTTAAAAAACTGAGTGGAGATACTGTACCCTTTTATTCCACGATGCGTGTTTTAGATGACGGGACTGCTGATATAACTATAGAGCCGCCAAAGCCGTTGAAAAAACTGAATCCAGAGACAGACCTCAAAACACTGGGAGATAGTTTACAGGATGCACTTTCTTCATTTACATATCTCAACGAAGCTCCTGTTTTGAAAAAGGGGTTTTTTATTTTTGTAATAGATTTGAAGGGAGTTATACACGAACCGTATACAACATTAAGCTTGCGAAAAAAATTGCCATTGTTTGCGTCTATTTTTCAGGAAATTCCTCCTGCAGAGGGGATTTCGCCAGTAATTATGTTGCGCTATAAACTTGTTTCCAACTTCAATCGTGAAGATAGATACCAGCAATTTATTACTCAATACTGTACTTTGAATCCCATTCAAAAGGAAAGTGATCTTGCGACCCTAATTTCCGCAGTAATAAAGGAGTTTCAGATATCGTCGGATGATGCGCGCGAAGAGGTTGCAAAGAACTTGGAGAAAAAATCTGAAATTATTCTTGTGAATCCTGAAACAAAAGATTATAGTATGTATAACAATCCTGGAATTGATATCGCTATATACGCGAAACACCCTACGTATTATTTTCATATACACCGTGCTGACTCTTTGGAGTCAATCCAACGTATTATATCATGTCTGTCTATACTATTTTGTGCATTAGATAATGAAATAAAGGTTACGGAAGAGGAAATGCTCCGTTTTAAGACTGGTGATGACGAGTTCGAGCGGCGAGAAAATGAGAATGATGCTAATAATAATTTTAAAAGTATTGAAAATGACAGAGAGGGTGCGGAGGAGGCTCCTGAGGGTGCGGAGGAGGCTCCTGAGGGTGCGGAGGAGGCTCCTGAGGCTGCGGAGGAGGCTCCTGAGGGTGCGGAGGAGGCTCCTGAGGGTGCGGAGGAGGCTCCTGAGGGTGCGGAGGAGTCTGATTATTTTAAGAATTTTGTAATAGAAGAGGAGGATGGCCCTGATGCAGAAACATTAAAGGAATCCAATAATAATCCACCTGTTCCAGAGGTAACAGTAGATGCTGGTCAAACCGCACAACCAGGTCGATTTATTGTGAAACGCCCTTTACAAAAACTAGAGGGGGAAATTGTAGGAGAACCATTTGCAGAGGGGGGGCCACTCTCTGATAAAAAAAAGCCAGGATTAAGGGGGCGTTTACAAAATGCGCTAAGTTATTCTGCTGTACAAGCACCAGAAGCAGCAGCAATTGCGAAACAAAAGCCGATTACTCATTACAAAAGTTTAGACACGTACTTTTCAGAACGTCTACAAGAAACCGACCGAAAATTATTCGATTATCATAAAACAAATCCTCAACTCAGGGGTTATGTTTCACAGTGCGGAGCAAATCTTTCAAGACAGCCGGCAAGTCTCACACCAGAGCAATTAGAGCGTATGAAAGATGAATATAAAGAGGAGTTAGATAAAGGGACTATGCGATTCTATATTTTTCCTTTAGAAAAAGATGCGAAAAAACATCCATACGATGCAAATCCCGCTAAAATGGAGTATTATACTATTATGAGATACGGTTCTTCACCATCTAACCAAAACTACTATTTGTGCTCTAGATATTTTTGTGTTCGTGATGAAATGCTAGTACGTGAAGTGGAATTTCGCCAGACAAATCTCCGAAAAAATCATTACGTAAGACGGGTGGACGGAAACCTACGCAAAACAAAAGAGCCGAACACTTGCCCAATGTGTGAAGGAAAACTTGTTCAGAATAAAAAGAATCCTGGTGTAAATGAAACCGTTATGGAGCGTGTTGTAAAAGCTGGGACAGCTGAGTCTCGACAAATTTACATTGGATTTCTGAAAAAGACGGAACATCCAGACGGTCTCTATCTTCCGTGTTGTACGCAGGTTGACCAGCCGCGACGTATAGGAGATCCGCAATTTCCAGAACCATCGCAAGATATCTTTGCTGCTAGAGAAGCTGTAAGAGCAATTGGGCCCGTAGAAGATACTGGTGCACCTAGCGTACAGGCAGAAGAAATTGTTCAAAAAATAACAATATCATATGAAGAAACCATTCTTCAGGCACGCACAGCCTATATTTCTGGTATGGAAAAGATCCCTTTAGACCCTGCTTTAAGGAGATTCAAAAAGGTTCGCAAAGATAAAACAGGTGCGTTTATAGAAGAGGGTGATCTAGGAAGGCTGGTAGAAAATTCCCCTCCTCAAATTGGTCTTCTTCCCCCCGAACTGAACGAGTATTTTTCACAGAATCCAATCGAACTTGTGACTCGTACGGGGAACCAGAAACTTGTACCGAATTCCAAGGGCTTTTTACGAATTGGTGTTGAAAATCGAAACCGCGCAGACTCCTTTTTAGCCGCCGTAGCTCCCTTTTTCCGTTTCAATTCCGTTGCTGACCTCAAGGACGCTCTCAATGATATTATTCAACCCCGTCTGTTTTTGGGATTGAATTTTGGAAATTTGATGTTGGAAATGTACGATCCGACTTGGATTCCTCGCATTCTAAAGCACACAGGAGAGCCACCGACCGATAATGAACTTAAAGAGTGGGCAAAAAGTGATTTAAAAGTACGACGGTCTCATGAGAATGAGGATTATATTCTTCGCGCGTATTTGTCCTATGATAAATTCATTTGGTGGTTATTATCGGATAAAACCGACAAACATTATCGTCATTTTGCGCACTTTTTTTCATTGCCGGGTATCATGAATGTTGGAGTACGAAAATACGCGCTTACAGGAGCAACTTTTCGTGAATTTCGGCGTCCTGGAATGCTTTTTATTGTTCTTGAAATTCTAAAAACAGGTGAACTTAAGGTACGTTGCGCTCCGTATCCTATAGGGAATGAAAATTTTCTTCGCACAGACATCGGTTTTCTTTTAAAAGACCCGAATGGAAACTGGGAGCCGATTTTCTACTACAATAATAATGCTCTGTCTGAGGATGAAACTAATCAGGCTCAATTTTCATTTTCTATTTCGCAAAAAGGAAGTTGGCCAAAAGAAGTAACAGAACGTCTCGAAGAATACAGAACCATGTGTTCTACCCGCTCAGGGGGGTTGGGAATTTACACAAGTAGTCTTGGGTTGAATTCACGAAAAGTTGTTCCGCTACTTCGCGTGAAAAATGTTTTGGATAAATATGAAGATATAACACTTATAGGCCTATTAAGAGATTCTTATAATCATGTGGCCGCTCTTGTATACCAGAATGAAATGGGTGAAAAGGTTGCAGTACCCGTAATTGAAGACGGAATAAGTTATTCGTATCACCAGGATGTTCCAGAGCGTATGAGCGACGAAGAACGTCCTCAATTGACACTCGTTTTGGATGTGAAAATTATTTTAGATTGGGATGATTATATAGCGGCTCCATTAAATCAAGTTGTTCGTTTTTACAAAAAGTATGTGGAGCCGCATTTTCCAGAACTATACACAGTTCAGCGGTCTGTAAAAAGTAAGGGGACCGGTGAAATAGTGGCCGTACAATTGAGTAATGGACTCTATATCCCTGCGAAACCTCTGGAGAAGGGTCAGAATGTTCCTGAATTTCCGGATAAAGATTCGCCCAAAGAAATTCATGAAATGGAATGGGCAATCAACAAACAAATTATTGTGGAATCTACAACACCTCTGGAGGATATTTTAAAATCGGATGAAATTAGTACGAAAAATTTCACGGAAAGTTTTGAACATCTGCGCATAACATTTTCAAATTGGCTGAATTCCGCGGAGGGGGGGGGAAATTTTCGAAGAGAGTTGCATGGAATAATTGTAAACAGGAATTTACCGCTCTTTGAAAAGCGGAAGCGCATCGCAATTAAAATCACCCCCCTTATAGAGAAGTGGATTACCGATATAGATGAAGAAGCGCCCAGACAGGCAAGTCTTCTTCGCGTAGACTGCTATGGACGTAAAAAAGAAGAATGTAATAATACATGTAAATGGGTGGAAGATACAGAAAGTACAGAGCATAGTTGTCGCATACATGTACGCAAAAGTGAAGGGGATGAACGTATGTCGGCGGCAAATATAATGATGTACCGTCTCATAGATGAGTTGATACGTTTCGGAAATCGTCGCAGAGAAATATTTGAGAAGCGTGTGTCACAGTTGGCTATTATTGATGACCCTATACGTATAGGGGATCAGTATATTATACCCGAAAAATCAGTTATTTGGACGGAAATGCTGCGAATGGAATGGACAAAAAAGACGGAAGAGACTCCTGTCTATTTAGAGGAGATGCGTCGTGAAATCACGGAAGCCGATAAAAATCCGCCAGCCCCTGTGACTGAAATCACGGCTCTTCCAAAAAATATAGAGGATTGGTTGGGAAAAACAGACCCCGCAACGGCGCGCCTACGAATGTATCCGTCTCCTACGGGAACTTTGAAACCACTGCTGACGCTCTTTAAGGTGACGCCCAATTTACTTGGGCTTGCTGAGGACGCAAAGGAACTTACAAAAGACGCACTTAAGAACTTAGTGAAAAGGGCGCGATTACCTGTGCTTCAATATGATATTCGTAAAGAAATCAATCCTCAGACGAACCCTATAGGCGTACAAATTGCTCGTGATCAGGAAATCGGCTATGCTATTTTTGTGGTGGGAGAAACAGGTCCTTCTATACTTGTTACCGATGTAGAAGCGCCGGCCCTATTAAATCGCGCGGAACTACCCGAGAAATTCAAGGAATATTTAGAGAAACCTTTAAAAATGGGGGCGAATAACTCTAAAGTATACCCGGTAAGCAAAATATTTGCGCCGGGAGTCTAGATGTTGCAGCAAACTTTGTCCCACCATTCAGGTTTGTTAAGGACTGCAGTGTAATGTTTGTATTCAAAGCCAGTGTGGAGCCATTCCCACGTTCCTTCACGTATATCCTCTTCCCGCTGCCATTCAAGATTTTCAATGGCAGTGTCTGCCTGTTCTTTGGTATTTGGATAAATGCTATGAATTAAAGAACCACCAACCCCATTGCGCATCCACGTAGTGAATATGAGATATTTGGCGCAGGCATAGCGGAGATTTTCACAGTGCACTTTTAATTCACTAATGCGGGGATCCGAAGAATCCTCCGCATTAGTGAAATCTTTCAAGGCAGCAATTGCCTTATCCCTAAGAGCAAGCCGCGCGGCCATCATCACCTCCTTGTTCGGATTTCCACTATAGGCTGCGCAAGTAGACCAAGAGCTCATGTTTGGATTAAGAGTGGGGGGGTGTCGGCCGGTTCAATTTTTATGCACATCACGGTACATTTACGACAGCATCCGCAAAAGAGAGATTAGGTATTGATTCCAAGTAGGTCTACTTGTACCTCGTCATTTTTTTTACTGTCTTCTCTAATATTTTCATAAGTTCACTAAGTTGATTAGTAACTCGTTTATCCCCATGATGTATATGTTAGTAATTTCTGAACGATAATCAATTTCTCCTGACATACCCACCAAGAGGCCTAAACAATCCTTCAATTTTTTATAGCCGCCTTGCGCGCAGCGAGCATATCTTTAATTTCTTCGTCCATCCGGTTTAACCGAAAGAGCTGGTAATTCGTATTGTCCGGATGGAAAATCACAATACACATGTCTGAGATGCGCAGACCGTAATATGTTTCTAGAAACCAACGATATGTATTTAGCTGCAGTGTGTAATGCCAATAATTAGAATTCGGCAAATGCTCCACCGGCTCATGACCGTTCTCCCAAGGATTATCCATTTTGATTTCCTTAGATCGCTTCCAGTCATAAATAACATAGGAATCATCTGACTTCCGGTAGAAGACCATATCAATAGAGCCGGCGAGTTTATACTCCTCGCTCCATACTTCCCATTCGGACCTATAGGGAACAAGGTCCGACCCGACATCCCGCCAGAAATTCTGAAAGAACTTCCACTCCTTCGTCAAGAGTACATTCGGCTCTACTAATTCCGGATGACTGTGAAAGAATTGCTCTATTCCAAGGTGCATGGCCGTGCCCTGAGAGGATGCTGCCCGTCCATTTGCGTCCCACTCATCCTTTATTTGTTTCGCCGTCTTGCCGAAATATTTATTGTTCGGCCATTTCGAAGATGCCATCATTTTTGCAATAATTGCATCTGCGTCAAAATGCGGAAACACGTTGTGAATGAACTTCGTGCAACTTATCCAGCCCTTACTTGTCCCATTTACAGTGTATACGTGCGTGGGCTCGTCAAAGAGTATACTGTCGTCTCTCGGGTGCTTGTTTTGGAATGAGAGTTTTTGCCAAGCTTGCGGCATCTTTATGTGAACTTTGCGATAAAACTTTAGGCTGATTATTCTTGTATAATTTAGAATGACCGATACTATTATTGGATATGCTCTTGCGTACTCTGACGAATATTATGAAGGACCCTCTATTTTACCGCACATGGCAGTAATGCCACGTAGAATTTATAGGACGATTGAGGCGGCGGAGGCAGCGCTTGAAACGTGGAAAAAGAAATTGCCCACATTTCAACCGATTATGTACGGCGAAGTGTTTCCCTATGATAAAACGACGGCCAGAGAGCAGATTGCGAAAAAAGGGTATGCGCTTTATGGGTCGACGGTGCATGAGGTGGACGATGAACCCGTGCGCTACGGGGTTTATATATGTGCGTTTTACGTTGCTTAATGCTATTAGAATATTGCGGATAATAAACCTATTAACGCAATACAAAAAATAATAATTAGTCCAAGACTTGAGATAAAAATTGCCCCACTATTGAATATCATTAATACTCCTAATATAGCTTTAATTACAGTATACCCATTGGGATTATTTATATAATCAGCACCGAGTGTTGTAAGATACAGGATAAACATAAAAAACAAGGTGATAAATAGTAAAATCCCCCCGACTACTGTGTTTCCTGTTATGAAATTTCTAAGTATTCCTATAAAAATAATAGGAAACATCGCATACTTTAAAAATACTTCCATAAGGCTCATTGCGCCTTTTGAAGGTATAGTCCCCGTGGACTGCCCTCCACGCAATCGTTTCATCTTCATCCCTATTATATATTACTAAAATCCCCCGAGTTCCATAATGTATTTTCCAATACGATTCTCACCCTCTATTTGCCCGGTACTTCTGTGGACTCCGCCGAAATTGCTGGAATTCGCGCCAGGCGCATAGTAAAGGAGGGTCTTGCCCTTGTCTCTCGCAGCCTCCACGATTTTCCGAAATCGCTTGTCCTTTTCCCAACGCTGACGTAGTCCCTCCTTGAGTATCTCATCTTTCTTGGACGCCCATTTCGCCTCATCAAATGTTGCGTTGCGACGCTTGAATGCAGATGGGCGAATCTCATCGCGGACTTCAGAGTCTTCCTCTTTTAGAAGACGCTGGTCGCGCTTTTCGGGAATGGGGATTTTACCACCTTCGGACTCGTCAACGCGAATACGAATGAATTTTTGATGAATGGATCCTTCGCGGCTAAAGACGGTAGTCGCAATATCAGGCATATTCGATGCGAGCCTGTAGCGCATGGCTGCGAGATAGTGATTCATTGTCGGATATATGACGCCATCAACTTCGGGGTCTTCAATAGGAAAGGGGGCCGTAGGAGAAAGCCATTTGCCAGCACCTTTGTCGTTAATACCGAGAAAGTCTTTTTCGACCGCGTCAGTATGAAATTGGAATAACTCACCTGTCGCATAGGTCGTTTCTGCGGGAGTTGCTTGTCCCGGTGCTACCGGAACCGTTCGTCTTACTGTCACATCTTTAGTGGCTAAGGCTTTTCTTGCTTTTATTGCGGTATTCAGCGCAGAAACTCCCGCAGTAGGTCCAGCAGGCTGAGCAAGTACAGTAGGTCGAGCAGGCTGAGCAACCTCTTCTAGCCCTTCCTCATTACTCTCTTCTTTACTCTCCGCATCCTCTTTTAGTCCAGGTGGATGCATACTCTCCGCAACACGCTCTCGCAAAGAACGTACTCCAGTATTCTCTGCAACCGCTGCGGCCACTTCGTGTTTTCTCTGAAATACAAACCATCGATTCATAAAGGAGAATTTTCGAACTGCATCCGGCATTGTATATGTGTTCCCTCCCTTCTTCGCAGCATCCCACGCAAGATCAAAGGTCGCACTACTCTCAGAAAGTTTGAATTGTTTCAGTGCGCCCGGACTCAACGGCTCACATCCAATAGACGCCATCCCTTCCACAAGAGTATCATAGTTCACCAAATATTCACGCTGATTAGTACCAATCGTCACGAAATTCACATCCACAGCAAGGCCAAGAGATTCTTCACCAACAGGCAAATCCTCCGCCTCATACTGCTTCGTAATAGACCAGACCAAAGAATCCTTTTCTGTGCCAGAAACACTCGAGCCACTATCGGTTGAACGTAGAAGTTCAAAGACCTTCTTACCATCAAAGCAACAGCCTATAAAGTACCCACCAATCTTCAAATTCTCCGCAACATTTTTCAGGAATCCTGCGAACGTTTCACGCGTCTCAAAGAAGTAATGAATTGCAAACATACAACTCATACAATCGGCGCGCGTTTTTAGCCGACTTGCTGCCGTCGTTTCAATATATGGTGGCAGTGTTCCAGAAGGCCGCACACGCCCAAGGACACTCCGCAGAATATTCTTCTCTTCGTCGTTAACACCCGCATCACCGTTCGTGTAATTCTTCGTAGAGTTCCCAATCGCAAATACCATTGGCGGAATCGCCTCTCTTCCCGTCATTATTTGTCGCTCCAAATATCGCCTGTAAATTCCGTCTTTTTCCCCTGTAATGTTCGGACCCGAATAGTCTACTCCAAGTACAAACGAAACATTGCTACGTATCCAAATACCTAAATCTGCACCTACACCACAAGCCATATCCAATAGAGTCTTCCCTGTTCCATGTAATCCGATCCTGTAGAGGAGTTTTTCCTTAATAAACCTGTTATGAAAATCGCGCATTGTCCGTGTAAGCATGTGGTCCTCTACCGGCGCCTTTTTCCGGTCGTAATACGCGTCCTTTCCTCCCGCAACACTCTTCAGTGCATTCAATTCCGCCTGTTCCTCTTCACTCGGATCGCCGTCTCCTGTGCGAATCATATGTGTCGTAATCGGGTCATAAATTGTATTCCATACACTTTCGGCCGCTTTGTCACTGTTTAGAGTGCGTCCAATTGTTCCACCCTGAAATCGCTCTGTCTTATCCGAGCGCACCCGTAACGGCGTCCAGCGCCAACCGGGCGCCTCTTTCGGGTCATATGACATTTCCACGATTGTCCTGTCTTGAATCGGCTCCCCCTCGTGCGTTTTTACATACGTTTCTCCAGTGTCAGGGTCTATTTCCACCGGCAAATAGCAATAACTAGCCATCGTATCAGGAAACTCCTTTGGAGTGAAAAGTACAGGCTTATACTCCCCCTTTATTTCGGACCCCTTCATCATTCGCTCGGGCTTGGGCAATTCCAGTTCGTTCATTACTATACTACGAGGATTCACAATAGATGAGCCAACGAAAAGGCGGAGCGTCTTATAACTCACCGTTTCATTTTGACTAGGTTTCACCCCCACAGTAATCTTATCCCCCGTTTTCTCCGCCCCCGTCTTTTGAAATTTCACCAGAAAATCGACCGTATTATCACGCGGCGGCTTCCATTTGAACTGTTCATAAAAGGTTGAACCAGCCGTCGCCGGCAGAGGCTTTGCATTCGGTGTAAAGATGAGTCCATCTGTGTAATATATTCGCCCCAAATCTAAGACGCGCGCAGCTGCGCGGAATATGCTAAGTTCGTCACCCCCGCGAGCAAATACAAAGTCTTTCATGGATACCTGCATCTGTATTGCGGATGTTATACCTTTTACCACATGCGTAGGCCCTGGCGGCTTGTTCCATGTAGCCAACCATTTCTCCATTTGTCCATGACGACTTTGGAGTTTCGCCTCCACCGCTGCCATATAAAAGGGGAGTTGACTCACATCCTTCTTGTCTGCCGCAAAGAAGATGTCAAACACGAGATACTGCTGAACTGGCTCCTTGTCGCGCGTCTGTGTGACCCACTCACCATCGAGTAATGACTCGCGACACTCGGGCTGTTTTAGACCGGTTCTATAGATATTCCGCATGCTCATATCAATCAGAAAGAGTTCACCAGACCCGTTACAGTAACCAAGACAGCGAAGACCGTCGGCCTTGTCTGTGACATTATAGCCATCACGGATATTTGGCTTACCCCGCTCCCGCTCCTTTGAGAAATTCTCCTTTTGAAGTGGAATTGGTGCTGGTCCACGAAATACGTCGGAACCTACAAGTAACTTGTAGGAGTCCAGAACTCTACGAACGGTTGATTTTCTTATAAGAACCACGTTCTTTTGAATACCGCGAAGTACCTCTCCAACTCCACGAATAAGGCGCTTTGTAGCTGATTCTAGCGTATCACCCGCCATTCGCTGAAGTTCCACTTCAATCTCGTAAATGGGCGCTGCCTGCATCACATTCTGGTCACGATACTTTTTTTGCCAACGGAAATTTCCTCCAGAGACTTTCTTTGTACTTTTTACAATCGACATGTCAATCCGAATACCGGTGTCCTCAAATGTCCAGCGCCGAATGATGCGAAATGCCTTCGGCACATCGGCCCACGAGGCGAAAAGTTTCTTTACGGCCGCATCGTCGGTGCCGAGTGGTATTTCTCTGCGGGACTTGATGCGGAATCCGTATTCGTCTACATCCACATTTTGAGCTTTTACGCTGCGGTCCTTAATCATGGCGACAAACGGTTTACCCGCCATAGTATCGTCCCGACAATATTGCTGAATGACTCCCAGTCCGTTCAATGAAAATCGGATATTCTCTTTTGTCATCACTGTCATAATATCCCCTTGCGGAAGACTGCTGTAGCCCTTTGTCCGGAGCCTTTTCGCAACGTTCAGAAAAGTCGTCATATCTACTTGGCCACTTTCTCCAAAGGTTGTTTCTAGTTCATGTTCGGGGTTTATAAGCCATTCATTTACTTGTGTCTGAATCGTTTTAAATTCTGCAGCCGAGAGTTCCATCTGACCGCAATTCTATTTCTCTGTAGATGTTTCCCTTTGGGCGCTTCAAATTTTAGAGGGGGGTGTTTTCCCCTTTGCTACCGCCAAATACTTAACTTCAGCCGATCACTGTAGATTGCGTTAGACGTTATATTCAGAAAACTTCGTTAGATTCTGAATGGCCTCAACGCGACCAATCGCTGAGGCATAATCGGCTTTTTTTGGTTTTTCAATCCGAAAACCAGAACTAATATTCATCTTCCCAAAGCGCCCCTTCAAATCCTCTAAGGTTCCGTCAGCGACCGGCCACTGAATACGCCAGTTTTCAAGTTCACGCTTAGAAATCCAGGTACCAAGTTCCTTTCCTACGGATTCCTCACCTGTTTTGTGAAAAATGGCACGAGAACCGAGAGAAAGGGCCCAGACAGGGCGCGTAGTGGACCAGACTCGAACATCTTCCGGAGACCAGGAAACTTTCTTATTTGCTTCATCCACAAAAACAAACTGAATCTCGTATAAGAAAGCTAGCGCATCATTCAGTTCCCGTGTATTTTGTGGGGGGCTAGCATCTGCAGATTGTTGGGCGACGAGCTGCTCCATAATCTTCTTTCTACTCCACCGATGCCCTCGTAACTCTCTTTCTACTCGCTCCTGCAGCCCTATAATGCTTTCTCGTAGAATCGTCTTGCGAACGGATAACGAACCTGCGCGGAATTCCGGATTCGTTTTCCAAAGGATGGCTGCAACAGGGCCCGGAGGCTCCAAAGGCGTTGGAACCCAACCACACACCGTAGACGGAATTTCATCAGTCTCGTTCGTATCAGAACAGACTTGAATAGAAATAGGGAAGACTGTTTTTTCGATGTTCGGATTCGTTCGAAGGATTTCTCGGAGAGGTTCGTTCATTCTTACATGTAAATATAGGCCGTGTTTTAGACCACTATCCCTACAGTAATGATCTAGGAATCTAGGCTAAGTTAGGTACCCTACAAGGGTGTACCTAACTCTGGCATATACCTCAGTTAGCATATCGCGGTAACTGTTGCACATTCCGGTATTACTGTATATTTTCCTGCGCAATACGCTCATCTTCATCACGAAGACTCTGCTCAATACGAATTTTTTTACAAAAATTTAAATAAACAATAAGTTCATCAAAAACTTCGGCAGACACCTTTGCGAGATCAAAAAAGATACCGTTACTATTTTCAGAATATTCTACTTTATTCTTTTTTATAATTTCAAAGACCTTTAGATACTCGGTCTTAGATAAGAGTTTTAAATCCATAAGCATCTGTTTTCGTAATTCATAATCTTTGTTTGATAATTCCATCTATTTGTTGCCTCGCAATTGAAATCGTTTCTTTGACGCAGGTAACCCACTCTCTTTCATCTCGGATTCTTTTGACTCGGACTCGGCCTCTTTTGTCTCGGACTCGGCCTCTTTTGTCTCGGACTCGGCCTCTTTTGTCTCGGACTCGGCCTCTTTTGTCTCGGACTCGGCCTCTTTTGTCTCGGACTCCTCTTTCGACTCCTCTTCGGACTCCTCTTCGGACTCCTCTTCGGACTCCTCTTCGGACTCCTCCTTTTCAGCGAGAGCGGCAGCAACATTATCACTCCGTTTTAAGAAAACGCCTACGCTTAGAACATACGGGTCGTTTACCTGAAATCTAGATTTTTTTATTTCCACAGTAATTGTTTCTCCTAACTCTATTAAATCAAATTCATCTCTCCCAATATTTCCATCACGCGGAATAATAATACGAATTGCATCCCTGTAATTTAAATACAGACCCATTTTATTCTTACGAATAACTTCTGCATCTAAAATTGTTTTATCAGAAGGGTTGAGTACCTTTCCCTCTGCTTGAACATGAAACAGCACATTTCCAGTAAAACGCCCTTTATCTATAGCCCCCATAGATCTAGATAAAATGCGCACACTGTCTAATACGACAAATCCATGTCTAGAGCATCTCCCTTCCAGACGAGCACGTAATTTCCCCTCTAAAAGCGTATCTAATCCTTTAATTTCTGAGCGAAGATCTTTTGGAGTCAATGAAACAGTCTCCTCAAAGACTGCAGTATATTCCATTCACTCTACTTAATAGTAATTTGTTCCTTAAGTCTAATCAAATTTATATTTTTCCCATCTATTTTAATTTATGTTTCGTCTTAATTGCAGCAATCGGTCTATAAAAATATCGTAATCGATTGTGCTGACGTTCCATTTTATCAACCATTCTTAAAATTATATTTTTAAGAGCACATGCCTTGAACACATTCTGAAATTTCCGTATATCCTTCATTAATTTTTCACGCTGTTTTCTCTTTTCCTGTTCTATTGGTGATAAAGCATTGTCGTCCTTTTTCTTTTTAGGACCTCTCATTGCGTCCTGTGTGCGCCCATCTTTCTCATTCAAAATTTCGTCAGATAAAAGAAATTGTGGATAACCAAGTTGTATAATAATATTTCTTATTTCTCTCAGTTGTTCTTTATGCCCATCTATTGTACTTACATTTTCACACTCTTTCCCCTTTTCAGGAATTTTTCCCTTATTTACAGGTCTATCATTTGTTTTTAAAACGAGTTTTCCCTCTTTTATCTTAGGCAGAATAAATCCATATATAGCACCGGTTGTTTCCCTGTTTGCTTCTAGACCATTTATAGGGTCTGTCTTATCTGTTTCAAAAATGTTTGCGACTGATTGACTACATCTTTCTTTTCCACACATATATTCAATTTGACCAGTCACAATATTTATGTAACGAAATGCAGTTGTTCCATCTTTATTTATCTCCTGTTCTAAAACGGCGCGCTTGAGTTCATCACTATTATTTTCCGCTTTGAAAAAAATGGAAATCTGTTCCGATACTTTTATACTCTCATCCCAAATTATTTCTAAAAACACGTCTGCTAAAACATTGCGATACCTTTCTCTATCTGCATCCGATGGAATTTCAGGCGAATTGCGAATATTATCGTACATCCACGAAATCATTGAAAGTATATTGAATTCACGTTTATACATTTGGTCAGTGTATCGTTTATTTAATACATCAATAATCTCTGGCGGAATGTCCAATGGCGCCTCTCCCGACTTTATCTGTTTTGCCCATTCTATACAGGTATTCCAATAGAGTTCTGCTGTATTTGTTTGAGGTTCCTCTTGTGGAGCCAAAGGTACTGCTTCCTGCGGTGGGGCGGCTACTTGAACATCCGACGTAACATATTTGTGCTTTTTTGGAATGTAACTGTCCTTACCAATAGGCACATCTGCAATACGCAAAGCAAGAGGAATTCGTACATCTGCAAGACGAATTGGTTGAAATAGATAGTAACCATTATTAAATCTAATATAACCCTCTTGACCTTTTATAAATAAACGAAATGATTTGTTATTTATAATATTTCCTAATAGTATACTTGTAGCAATACTAGGTATTCCCGCTTCTCTAAATGCGTCTGATAATGCTTCTAATTGAATATTTGGCTGCTGCTCTTTTTCAAAAAGAAGTTTCATAATTTCTTTTATTTGTGATTCTCGCCAGCGCATTGCGTATTCATCATAGGTTGACATGTCGATTTTATCCCTTTCTAAAATACCCTTTAAATCAACCGGTTTTGCACAGGTATAAGGGCACTCCATCCAATCACAAATACTCGTATATGGTGTATCATTGATGTTTATTTTCTTCCCTTTAAATTCAGGGTCTTCATCATCTACTCCACGCAGTTTTCCTTGAGAATCCTCCAATTTATCCAAAGGTTCCAAATCATTCACATAATTTGCAGAAATATTCAAATTACAGTCGAGCGCGTGCTGCTTTAACACTCGAGTTACACTACCAATTGTTACAGCTTTATTCATTGCAATACGGTACATATACAAATCAGCCGTTTCTACTGCATCTTTTCCATACATATTTACGAGTAAATGTATTGTACAATTTCGCTCCAATGGTTTTAAAAGGCTGTGACTACAAGTACGCACACCACGTCCGAGTACTTGCTCCATTTTATTCAGATGAAACCAACTATCAAATATGTATATCTCGCGCACAAAGCGTAAGTCTATACCCTCTGATGCTACCTGAGAGCCAATAACCACTTTCACTTCCTTTCCATAAAGATTCTCCTTGGCTCTTGCAGCTTTTATAGAGGCTGCATTATTGGGAGAATATCCGACCTGTCCAGTAAGAAGTACGTATTTTGCAGGAGTGAATGGATGCGCGCGTCCCGTGTGGAGTTTTTCACGATATTCACAAAATGCACACTGACGCCCAAGTACACCCAAATTCGGATTTGTCAAAAGCGGCCTATTTATTCCATATGGTGTGTATCCATTAGCCTCCAACGCAATTGCCATCGGTAGAGCACCTGATTTGATAAACCGACTGTATATAAATATAACACCTTTGGCACTTACAATACGATTTAAAATAAAGTCAGCCTTTGGAGATGCACGTTTCAAATCACCGCGTTTGAGCCAACTAACATCCTCTCTAGATTCATATTGAAGAGCCATACCTGTTTTCTTTTCATTAAAAGTATTCTCAAAACCGACATCGCGTATTCTTGCGCTAAGTTCCGTATCAGAATCTCCTGGAAATAACCAATTCCCTGACTGAACCATTTCGTCTATACTTTGAAGCCCCAGACCACCACTCTTTTCAATAACAGAATTCGCAATTGTCTTTATAATCTTCAATTCATCTCCTTCAAAGGAAACTGGAATAAAAGGTAAATTCAATAGAGTCTTTTTCCGAATTTCAACGGCAGATGGTTCCATATTGAGTTGCTTTCCCTGAGGGTCCTCTGTGGGCCATTCCAACAGTGTCGGTACATCTCTTGGATGAAGGCGGACTGGAAATGTTAAAGGATTCTCGCCACGCATAAAACTCAAATATGCACTTGAAACTTTTCCGAGAATCTCCTCCCCGCCCTTTATGAATTTTCCACTCGGACTAAAAATATCTTTTTCTGAAATTGTCACCCTTTTATCGTTTATTAGTAATAAATTCAACAAAAATATAATTTCCCTGTGATGATTATACATTGGTGTTCCCGACAAAAGCATTAGTTTCATACCCTGAACATCCTCTAACATACGAATAAGTACGGGTGTCAGACGCTTTCCCGCCTTTGCCTCTGATATATCATTTTCAATATCCGGGCTGTCTAAGTTGTCTTCTTCGTTTTCACCAGGCGCATCACGTAAATTATGTGCCTCGTCAATAATGACTAACTTACCATCAAATGCGTGCCTCAAAGCCTTTGTTTGCTCTTGGCGATTCCGAAGAGGATTTCCGGTTTTTTGTACGGAATTTATAATATCTTGAATGTGTCGGCCAAATTGAATATAACCAAAAATTTTGTACCTTAAATTTATAGATTGCGATATTCTGCGTATAATAAGTCCTTTATCACTATCGTACTCCGTTCCAGTCCGCTTGATATAGGAATCTCCTGTACAACCATTCGCCGAATTTGCAATAGCTCTGTCTTTCGGTATAACAAGACTTTCCTCATCAAAGATTGTCCTACGAAATCCGGGCTGAATATTTCTGGGCGCAACAATATATACGACATCTTTAGGATTTAGAAGAAGATATTCTTCTGCTGTTGTAATAGCAGCACAAGTTTTTCCAACTCCTACACCATGATAGAGAAGCGTTGATTGATATGGTGACTGAGGTGAAAGAAAACGGCTAATAAACCGTTGAACAGATGTAAGTTCGAACTCCTGCTCTGTATCACATAAATTATCACCACGTTTCTGTGCGCTCCGCAATCCCTCCTGCATATTTTCAATAAACTCTTGTTTTTTTATAAGTTTTTCTGTGAAATTCGGATCATCAATATCCGGATATAGACCAGCCTCTTTTTCCCATGAATTCATATGATCTGATGGAAATAATTTCTTATCCTGTAACACGCGTAAAAGTTTGTCTCGTTTTTCAAAATCTTCTTCTGTTTCCCATACTTTAATTATTTCATCGGGACTCAATTGCGCATAATCATCCATCTACAATGTATGCATTATTTTATGAGTATTTCTCACCGCATCTATAGCCAGGTAATTAGACCTATTCATTTGTCTAATTACTTGACGGTAGTAATGTGCGCATTAACTAAATACACCCCTAAAGGCTACTTATTTAATGCGCAAATCAGGGTAACGTTTAGTAGTTAATCTTTTCGTTCTAGCTATCAGATCCAAATACTTAATTTAAGTACTTGGCAACAATCTAGATCTTACCAGCATACGCCGTTAAAGGACATACACGGTAATACTTTTTTTTATAGGCGTTTATCGGCTCATTACCAAGACGTAGGCTGCAATATTTCCTCAGTAAATTATTCACACGCAAAAGAATTTCCCTTTTCTCTGAATTGTCCGGTCGTATTAAACGTAGACCGTCATCCATAGAGCACCAACGCAAATCACCAATTTCTTGCCGCATATGAGGATTTGTACTGTCGTATACAATCTCCTTTCCTTCTGGCGCATAAAATATATAATATTTATGACAATACTGAATACGATTGCTTCCAAAAAAGAGTTCTTGTATTGGCTCCATATTTTTTACAGGAATAACATCTGTTTCTGTGAGTCCAGTCTCCTCTTTTAATTCTCTTAGCGCACAGGAATACTCTGATTCACCAATATCTCGTCGTCCTTTTGGAAATCCCCATTCCGGAGTTGACCATTTTTGGACAGTCTCCTGTATGATTTCCTCTAAACTAGGAGTTCCTTTACGCAAATTTTCTAATTTTACTCTGGATGTTTCTTTATCATTACGGTAGTTATTTGAAGCCTCTACAGGCGCTCCCCACAACTCTTCCCACAAAGTATCAAATGGAAGAGTCAAAATACGCTCCTGCTCGGATACTGTCATTCCGCGAATCTGTTGTTTAATATAATCGTAATCAGTTGGTTTGTACTTTCCACGTAAGATATCAATAAATCCTAGACTATCACGCCGCTGAATAAGTAAGTATTCTATATTAGAGTTTGGAACAGTTTCTAAACCAGTGATCACCGTATCTGATGATAAAAGTGATTTTGCTTGATTCCATTCCCCTTTCACACGAAATACAATAGCCCCGAAACTAGTAATGGGCTGTGTACACTGTTTTGTCATATGGCCTTGATATCCGCAATTTGTACAGTATACATTTGGTTTCATTATTGTAAGAATATATTGGTACGCTTTTAGACGGGTAGCGTCATCTGCCAAAGTTAGATACCGTTAAGTACTTAATTTAAAGACACCACGATAGCGTTTATATTTTACATGATTAAATGGGTGTCGAAAATAGAATGAAAATTCCGCCTGAAGTCTGGGGGCCGATTTTCTGGCATACAATTCATATCACTGCCTTGGGTTATTCACCCAACCCTACTTACGGCCACAAAAAGGCTGCAAAAGAATTTTATGAGTCATTAGCCTTTCTTATACCCTGCCCGGTATGTAGGCAGCACTACGAAACATACCTACAAAAAAACCCATTGACGCCGCATTTGGACAGGCGTGACGACCTGTTTCGTTGGACTGTGAATCTACATAATGCGGTAAATGAGACTTTAGGAAAGCCCCGACTCCTTGAATCTGAAGTAATCTATTATTATCGGCGTATTGGCGCAAGAGGTAAGAACCCGGTTATAAATCAAGACACATTTGATGAATTGGATATGCGTTCAATGATTAAAGGTGGACTCATTGGTGGAGGAGCAATGTTTATTCTTGGAATTGCGATATGGTATTCTCTACAGCCAAGTACTTAAATTAAGTACTTGGCTATCATGGCTAGAACAAAAAGATTAAGTAACTCCAATATCATAGGGCCATTTTGTGGGCTTATCTATGGGGAGTACTTAACTTTAGTACTAGACATTAGACGTTACAAAAAGATTAAATTGATATAATAGTATGTCCAGCGAAGAATTAAGTATTAGAACATCTGGTGTAACAGGGGGGGGATTTTTGAAATTCTTATTTTATGGCTCCATTGCGGCCTTTATTATTTTAATTATAGTACTCATCTTACATTATACGAATTTTGGATTATTCTCGTTGAATTCAGTAAATGGTGGAATTGTATATCTTCCCTTGTCTACAAACAAAAATATTGCATATGAAACCTCTATAATTCCTTCGTATTTGTCTACACGTTTTTCAAGTGTAAAACAGATAAGATACACCGTGTCCTTTGATGTATTTATTTTTAATACTTTACCTACAGGTGATAACCAAGTTATTTTTTATAATGGAAAGCAGATTCGGGATCCTTCAGTACAGGCATGTGGGGGGGGGATAACTACAGACTGTGATCCAAATCTAGGAAAATTTTTGTCAAAAGATTCGGGACAGCAGAGTTTATATGTTACACCAACTAATTTGTCATCTATACAAGATGCTCTATTTCAGAATAATGGAAATATTTGTATGTATTTGAGTCCGGATAAAAATGATTTGAATCTCATGTATTATGTTGCAGGGAGTGTATGGAACACAAATACGAATCCGACAATAATTGGTTCAACATGGGTAACAGATTCGGTACGCATTGGTGGTAGTCCTGGTGGTAGTCCTGGTGGTAGTCCTGGCGGTAGTCCTGGCGGTAGATGGACGTTTCAATATGGGCCCAACTGCGGCTCTTTAGGAAATATTCGTAGTGGCGACAATAAGAATGAATGTCAAAGTGGATCAGGTAGTGGGTATACAAGTAGTGGATGGGTTACAACATATGGACCAACTGATAAATATCAACAAACTACACCAACATCCAGAGATAAAAAGATAATCACTATAGAAAATGTGCCGTTGAATACTCCGTTTCGAGTGACACTTGCAGTGGATCCCAATTTCATTGAAATATATATTAACGGTAATTTAGTTGTAACAGCAAAAACCCCAGTGGGCTCAGAATTGTATGTTTATCCTTCAGACGGAAAATCCGAAATAAATTTCATGGGTCCGCCAGATTTTTCTCCATACTGTAAAGTGGCTAATATTATGTATTGGAATGAAGTACTGCCGGCAAAATCTATACGACTTTTTTCTAGTACTCCCACCAATAAGAAATATTTTGAACAATCTTAATTAGGATGGGTAATAGCCAAAGTACTCAAACAAACGAAACTACATACTTTTTTAAAGGGTACTTTTGGCTGTTCATAGTTGGTTTATTGGCTCTTGGAATATTTTTATACACTGTATTTTATCCTGCAAAAGCCACATTTTTTACAAAACGAGGCCCCTATGAACTACTTGCTCCTGGAAATAAGCGGAATGAAATTTTTAGTGCTGATAATGATAATAAAATTATGATAAAATCTCAGGATGAAGCCATACAATTTTTTGTGTATTTGGACGGAAATCTTCGTATGGGGCAAGCAATAGAAACAGGTATTTCTGTGTCATCTCAAGAAACGCCATCTCAAGAAACCGGCATGTATCAACTATGTCTTTGCACAAGTAAGACAGATTGTAAAAACTGTACATCACTTACGAACTCTCACAAAGGGTATGAAACAATCATAAATATTCAGGACACATTTGTTTTGGAAGTGCTAAGTACACCGGATGCAAGTCGCCCAAACTCCGTTGCGGCTCAAATATACGTGAAAACACTCATAGGCACAACAAACACACATCGCGCGCAAATTGAGACGTTCCCGCTTCCACCCCTCCCGGAACAAAAATGGACAATGATTACAATTTCCAAACAGGGTCGTCAAATCAATGTATATTACAATAGCACACTTGTTCTCGCAAAAAAAGCACAGAATAATTTTTGTACAATAATTCCAGCCTGTTCCCCAGTTTCCATCGGTTCAAATAGTTTGTCCGGCAAAGTTGCGATGGTAACATATTTTAGTTCGCATCAAACCATAAGTGATGTTACTGCAAGATATCAAGCTCAAACCGATACTCGTGGAAATTTGGAGACAATGAACGTGGTTCCTACAAATAATTCATACATGCTTGTTGACAGTAAACAGTCGTCATTTATTAAAACCCTTTGTCTTGACCTTTCATGCTTTCGTCCTGGTCCTACAGGCCAGACACTTCCGACGATTCCACCCATATACCAATCTTTAGAAAGAGAGTATCATTAATTTTAGCGCATTCAAATTTCGATACATTTATGTAGAGCACGCTAGCGGCATCTACGCACATAATAAGTATCCTCTTTAAGGGGTACTTATTTTATCCCCGTATCATAATATAGATAAGCGCACAGAGTGGTCTTATTGTATTAGAGTCACTTTTTATGCGCACCACCAAGTACTTAATTTAACTACTTGGTCGTACGCATAAAAAGAAAACATTATATAGAATGTATCGGAGAGGATATGAGAGGGTATCTACTGTAAAAAGTAACTACAGTTTTATATTTGTAGCAATTGCGATTATTATTGTCTTTGTTCTTTTATATTATTCCTATAATTTTCTGTTCAATAAGATTGGAGCCCCCGTACCTTCTGTAATTATTGGTAATGCTATTTCAACAATTTCCAGACCAAAAATTGATACGTCGTTTACACCGCCATATGAAGGCGGTGACTACACAATTACTTTCTGGATGTATGTAAACGCAAATAGTTTAGCAGGCGTTGGAACCAACTATAGAAAACACATTGTAAGTATTGATGGCAATTCATTTTCAACAGTAGTAATTGGCTTAGATGCAGCAGTAAATAATTTGATTGTGCGGACGCATACGGGGGCAGCTGATACATCGGGTATTAGCACTAGGCTAACCACCAGCGCAGGAGGCACATTATCAACCACAAGCACCGGCACACGAGGCAGCTGTGGCTTTCACTATTCTGCTGGAGGTCAGACATGGTTTGTGCCGTGTGCGCCTGGCTCGTGCGCAACATCTGGGGCTGGGGCGTGTACTCCTATTGGACGAATTAATAGATGTTCAGGTAAAAATGAAGGGTGGGATGCAAGTTGTAACCCATGTAATAATTATTGGATAGCACCTGGTTCTTCGGCGGGAACTGGGCTAGGTGATCTTGGTTGGGTGGGAAGTGACCGTTCCGTAGCAACTGCGGTTTCATATACAACAGCAAACCCCAATCCCTGTGGCAGTGTATGTAATTTTAATAACTCAACAAAGTCATTTACAAATGCGCCAACTCTTGTAATAGGTGGAGAGGCTGCAAGAGGTACGGGCGAAAGCTCTGGCAACATATGTACATGGAGCGGTCAGAGCCAGACAGATGCGTTCACAGACTACGTGGAGAGTTTCACAAGCCAAGAGGATTTCACAACAGAAGAGCCCGAAATAGTGAGAGAGAATTTCGCATCCGCGGGATGTGAATCAACAAGCAACTTGGATTCCACAACAATGAAGAACTTATTTGATACACCTGTTGCTGTACCGTGTTCCGATTCTGCTCTGCCTGGTTGCGATTCACCCGAGTATGACCTCCAACGCTGGACACATATTGCCGTGGTACTGAGTGGAAAAATTACGGATGTTTACATGAATGGGAAATTAGCGAGGTCTTGTATTGGCAGTTCATACTACAAAGTCAGTGTCAGCCCTACCATAAATGTATTAGGATACAAAACATTCAACGGCAAGTTATCAGACTTACATACATACGTAGTTGCGCTGAATCCTGCACAAATTTACGATATGTACACAAAGGGTCCGACAAATAAATAAAAATGATTAAACTATAGGAATGCCCTATAACTCGAGTGGGAATCGGATATCAACATATGATCTCAGTATTATCCCGGCAATTCTACTACCAGCTTTAACAGCATGTATCATGTTCGTTGTTGAGTATGTATGGCGTTCATCCAAGGATGTAAGTCTTCGTTTTATAACACTTTTAGACTATACGGCACAATCTTCTGACGGACTCATTGTAATTTCTCAAGATCCAAATGTTACAGAAGCAATACAACTGGGCCCATCTGTGAATGAACGAACCGGTATTGAATTCGCATATTCATTTTTCATTTTGGTAAAGGAGGACACCTTTAATGGAGTCGATGAACTTCATCACGTATTTCACAGGGGATACAGAACGGCATGGCCGCTAATGTGTCCCGGTGTTTTTATAAAGGGAGAAACGAATACAATGCGCATTGTTTTTAATTCAAATCGTACAGTATACAAATATGCGGATGTAACAAACATTCCTATTAATAAATGGTTTCATGTTGTTTTAAATTGTTACAACTCCGGCATTGATATTTATATTAATTCAAATCTCGCACATAGAATCAAATTTGAAAAGGAAGTTGTCTATCAGAATTTCCAAGATTTACTCATATTTTCTCCAAACATATCCCTTATTAATAAGGCAAATACACCTGCGGCAGATAGTAATATATCATTCAACGGGCATTTTAACGGTAATTTAAGTTCCTTAAAATATGCCAGGTATGCTCTGTCTATTAAAGAAATCAATAATCTTATGGCTGAAGGACCATCTACAAAAATCGTGAAAAGTACAACTGATCCTAATACAGCCTATTTATCTAATACTTGGTGGTCAGAGCAGCAAAATAGGTGATATTTCATAAAGGATTATTATAGAGCAAAGTACTTAGACCGCAGGACATTTCAAACGCGCACAAAACAAAAACATACCTTCGGTAAAATAGAATGTCCTGCGGTCTAAGTACTTGGCTCTGATGGCTAGAACGAAAAGATTAAGTGACACTAATATCATAAGGCCACTTTGTGGCTTTATCTATGGGGAGCACTTAACTTTAGAAGTAGACGTTAGTAGATGTAACCTAAAAGCACCATTCAAGTTAGGATAAGATGACAGGAGGTGGTCTGTATGTTCTTGTTACGTACGGAACACAAAATGTGATTCTGAGTGGTAATCCGCAGATGACGTACTACTATAAGATATTCAAACGCTACTCACATTTTTCTATGGAAAATGTCACAATTGCGTTACAGGGAGCAGCTTACCCAACATCTGGCGTAAATACGGTACAACTCCGAACAAAAATACAGCGTGTTGGCGACCTTTTATCCGATATGATTTTTAGTTTCGACTTGCCTGATATTTATAGCAGGGCCGTTAGTGCTGCACTTGGCCCGAGCGGGAGTAATCGAACGTATGAATACAAATTTCAATGGGTCAAAGCAATCGGTGCAGCGATTATTAATTCCGCCGAGTTTTTCATAGGCGGTCAGAGCATTCAACGCATAGACGGAACATATTTATATGCAAAGGCGCAACTTGAGTACGACACGGCTATGCTTGAAAAATGGAATATCATGGTTGGTAACACACCAGAACTTACGGCTCCACAAGCAGGAGCGTATTCAGGAAGTTCCTCTACGGGACCAACCTATCCGACTGTTATTACGCAACCACAGGATTTTACTGTATCATTTACAGGTTTGACGGAGGCAAATACGTCGATTCTTATTGTAACCTCACTCAACTCAGGATTTATTTTTGCAGGTTTGAAATTTGAGTACCTAGGAGTAGACGGTATAACAAGATATAAAAATACAATTTCAAAAGTTATTGGTAATACCTATTATTTACTTACACCCGCAATTATACCAGAACAGTTTATAAGTGCACCCTTTATACAGCAGGTGAGCCGCCCCAGTATTTTCGCGCAGACCATTCACGTCCCTCTGAATTTCTGGTTTACAGACGCAACCTCTCAGGCCCTTCCTCTCGTTGCGCTACAGAATCAGGAGTGTGAAATTGTAATTACTCTAAATCCAATTCGTAACCTGTATACACTATTGGATCCAGAGGGTAATCGGGTTGAACCACAGTCAGAAACAAATTCGAATATAAATAATAATCCCGTTTACAGTGATACACTTCAAGTGAACAATTTTCAGACATTTTTGCTCGACCAGACTGCAACAATTCTCAATATTAATCCGAGAGTTCAGTGTACGTTTGTGTATCTCTCGGACAATGAACGAACTACATTTGCTACAAGACCATTGACCTATATACTTCCACAACTGCGAATTACGTCTCTTTCTTCCCCATATGAATATCCGGTAAACGTGGTCACAGAAAAACTGGAAATGTCTAGCACAATTACGCGATTCATATTTGTTACGAGAAGGACCGATTGGCAAAGAAGAAATGATTTCACAAATTTCACGAACTGGTCAACATATCCCTTTGCGCCATGGGACGCTGGAGCTCTACAGGGCGCAAGAAAGGACAATGCAAGTGGTATTGTTGTTGCGAATTCACAGAGGGACATAATTCGGGCTCTACGAATTTTATGTAATGGCAATGAAATTCAAGAATTGAAGCCCTATGATTTTCTTACGAAAATTTACCCGTTTCGTTATACAACAGGGAATGCAAACGCAGAAATTCCAATTTATACATGGGCTCTTACAAGCTCCAAAATTCAACCATCCGGTTCTATAAATTCCAGTAGAGTTACGAATTTTCAGGTGGAAATCACTTTTAACCCCCTATTTCTGGGAGCAAATTATGGATACAATGTGGACCTGTATGTGGAGACTCTGAATTTCCTGGTAATTGCTTCAGGGTCCGGTGCGCCCAAATACGTCCTCTAAGGGGCGCACGAAATGATTATGATAGTGTAGAGAGGGATGGGGGCTGGTATGTCAGCTATGTCAGCTATGTCACCTGGACAGGCTCTAAATTTAGCGAACGTGATGAATACGAGTGGTTCCGACTTCATGTCACCGAACAATTTCGTACAGACAGCCACGACGAATAACCCCCTAATATCTCTTGCGCGCAATCAATCCGTGTCACAATTGAACAGTATTGGCCAGGCAATTCAGCGGTCTATATTTGAATTAGGGACATGCAGTTCTAGCTCAAATTGTGACCCGACCGATGAAAAATACAAATTACTTAACGAATACAGAGCACTTACAATACAAGTACAGCAATACACGGCTGTAGCACCGTCATTAGATTTAGGTGTATTGAATAATAAAATCGCAGAAATTCGTGGAAAAATGATAGATTTGGATAAACGAAAGGGGGCTGGCGGTAGTTCCGTATTAGCGGCCGGTGTTGGAGCTATGAATTATTACTTGGTATTGATACTGTATATCGGTGGGCCAATTTTCGCAACTATTATTTTATTAAACGTCCTTTGCCTCAGTCCGAGCCCGAGAGTTCCAGAAAGCTCGCTAGGTTTCTACGTCTACAAAATATTTTATGTATTTTTAGCATATTTATTCTATCCGCTAGTTCTTCTGTATGGTAGCATAAATCCGCCCATTTTTTCAGCATTGTTTCCAATATGGGCGAGGGAAACGATTGGTTGGTTCCTTTATTATAAGAAACCAGACCCTGCTACAGATAACCCTATGAGACTTGAGCGGGGCAGAATCCTTCTTCGGTATGTTTCACTCTTACTATTTATCACATTTTTATACACATTCATATTTTTTGACGAGATTTCTCCCCTATTACTGTAAGGGCTGAGAGGTCTAAACACAGAAACGATAAAATATCTAGAGGAATGGGTGTTCCATTTGTGTCGGTAATTACACCGACGTATAATCGGAGGAAATTCATTCCAACAACGATAAAGTGTTTTTTGGAGCAGACGTATCCCAAAGACCGGATGGAGTGGATTGTGTTGGATGATGGGTCTGACCCTGTGGAGGACGTTTTTAAGGAGCACGCGCCTAAACTCCCTATGCTTAGGTATATTCGGGAAACGACGAAGATGACGATTGGGGCCAAACGGAATCGGCTGAATCAGGAAGCAAAGGGTGACATTATCGTTGCGATGGACGATGATGACTATTACCCTCCTGAGCGAGTTGCGCATGTGGTCCGGAAATTCCAGCAAAATCCGGGTGTCGAACTCGCAGGCGCCTCTGAGGTCTATATGTATTACACGGATATCAAGATGATTTATAAATTGGGCCCGTATCATGAGAATCACGCAACAAATGGCACAATGGCTTGGCGTCGGTCCTACGCACTTGCGCACGCCTACGACGAGACGGTCACGCACGCCGAAGAAAAGTCATTCCTGGAAGATTATAAAAACCAGATGATTCAGTTGGACCCAAGAAAGGTCATGCTCGTTTTCGCGCACGCTGAAAATACATACAATAAGGTCGCAATGCGTGAGAATCCGAACAATCCGTTCGTGAAGAAGACGGCGTTCAAGATACGGGATTTCATACGGAATGCGGATGTGCGGGACTTCTTTGCGAGTCTGAATTAAGTGGAATCCGGTTGCGGATATTTTTTCAAAAATGCAGGGATTCTTTTAGAATATACATTATAAAAGTGTAGAATAAATGTATCAGGGTCATTCATATCGGTAGATTGTAATATATTCCCTTTCAATGTCTGTATATCTTTTGGATATTTTGGGGCTATCTTATATGCGAATGACCCCTGTTCATACTTTTCACCAGCCCAGGAATTATTTGTTTCCCATTTGTTGCCTATTTTTCTCCATGCAGTCTTATCGTACTGATGAATCCAATCATTCAATATTATATGCGCCCGTGGTGTATTCGTAATTATCCATACACCCGCGTTAAATATTTGATTCCCTGCTGAATTAATTGACTTGGAAAATGGGCGAGAATAAAATGAGTCAAGTTGAATATTCATGTTGAAGATTGTTGCGTCGGTATCAAGCCACAGAATACCTTTATACTTATTTAAATAGTCTTTTACAATAAATACCTTTTGCCAATATGGCGGAACATCGTGCGCGGATGTAGATAAAAATATATAATCATACCCATATTTCTCGCAATAATATTTATTTCTTGCCATAAGAGCCGTATCGTGTTCGGAAAGTGGGCGATTATCATATTGAACAATTGCCCAAACACGTTTTCGGACCTTTCTGGTCTTTTTTGAGCGCGATGAACCGTTCCCTCTCATCTCTATATTTAGGAAAGATTTCATTGTTTCTAGATTTGAGGGTCTAAGGATATTCAAAAATACTCCGATAGACATGTCGGGCATTCAAATGCGAGTGCTACACACATGTCAAACACATTTACTATGGCTATTTGAAGCGGGATTTACAGCGTGGTATGATGTAAATCCTGCCTGGACATACGTGCTAAAAACACATGGTCCTGCTGAGCAAATCACCAGCAAGACGCTTGTGTTTTGCTCCAATATGACCACATATGAAATAGGTAGAAGCAAGGGTGTAGAGTATTTCTTGACTCTTTTTTTGGTAGCAGAAGAAGAGGGTCGCACCTGTTTCCCTGTTCATCGGGGCCTATGGATTAGTCAACCACGCCTCAAATGTTTAGATACGTTCGCCTTGTCCTTTTATGACTTTCCAGCAATTGAATACGAACATATATGCTTCAATGGTTCAAAATTAGATGATTTTATTTGTATTAGGGTTTCTAAAGAAAAATGGGGGGAGTCTATGATAATTGCAGTCGATGCAAACAATACTCAACGAATAAAAATATTGAACCCCGCAGTAGCCGGCTCCACAATTTTCGAGGACTCAAGATTGTTCTTGTATAAGGGAGAAATTTGGTCTACATTCACCATTATTGAAAATTATACAACAGGTGTTCCAACCAAACAGTGGTTAGGATATTGCTCAGTATATCCTAATTTCGACCCACCCATTATGCCAAAATACGGGAAAAATCTGGAGATGGGTCCCGAAAAGAACTGGGGCTTTTTCCAGGACGGGGACGACTTATTTGCGATATATTCTTATAGACCGTGGACCATTCTAAAGATAGAACAGGGTCAGGCGACCAAAGTCTATGAGCAGGATTTTCCCGACGAATATAAGGGGAGAATACATGGGGGCACGTGCCCAAAAATGGTGGACGGGGTCTGGTGGACCTTTGGGCGCTCTATGACATATATGGGATATCCATCCATTATTGCGGTCGCCTTTGAACCGAGTACGTTCCGTATTCTTAGAGTATTTGAGCCTAGTTTCTTGAGCCGAGAGGCCCTGGGAATGAATCTGTTTTATATTGGGAGCGCAGAGTATGCCGATGGCATTTGGACCTGTGTGGGCGGATGGAATGACGCGAAAGTGTGTAAGATCGTGTTTCCTCATGCGGCCATTTTGGCGGCAACGCCGACAAACAAAATTTGAGCACGACCAAGCCTCCCCCCTTACCAGAAAATGGACGCTGCTAATTATAAACGCCACACGCATCGTGAGCACATTCTGGAGTTGCCTGATACCTATATCGGCTCCACGGACACGCACACGGAGTTGCGGTGGATTTGGGATGCGGCGGCGAGCAAGATGGTCTTCCGTCAAATCGCATTCAATCCTGGCTTTTACAAGTTGTTTGATGAAATTCTTGTAAATGCGAGGGATGCGCTTGTGCGGAGTGTAACGGAAGCCGGTAGGACTCCTGTGAAGCACATCCATATTACTATGGCGACGAAGCCCACATTTACTGTGAAGGTTGAGAATGACGGTGACGGTATTCCTGTGGAGATGCATCCCGAGTACAAGGTCTATGCGCCCGAACTCATCTTTGGCCAACTATTGACGAGCGGGAATTACGCAAAGGGGGAGGAGAAGATTGTGGGTGGTAAGAACGGCTATGGAGCGAAGTTGACAAATATCTTCAGCACAGCCTTTACGGTGGAGACGCGGAGTGTGAAGCATGGCCTCAAATATTCGCAGACGTGGGCGGACAACATGTCAAAATGTAGCAAGGCCTCAGTGAAGAAGGACACTGCGCAGAAAGGATTTGTAAGTGTTGAATATACACCGGACCTTACGCGATTTCCTGGTCTAAATGTGGAGGACATTATGAAGGTCCTCCACACCCGCGTAGTGGAATTGGCCGCAGTAGCAGGAAAGGATGTGAAGGTCAGCCTCAACGGGTCTACAATCCCCACGAACACCTTTGAGAAGTTCGTGAAGCTCTTCGTGCGTGACGAGGCGTCCGTCGCATATGAGCGCTGCTCGGAGCGGTGGGA